CGCGATGTCACCGATGGCCGATGCGACGTGGAGAAAGCTCCGGCGCCTCGCCGATAGACGGCCTTGAGCATCCCGAGATCAACCTTGCGCCCGTCCGCGGTGTATCGGTCGTTGTGCTCGTCGCGAAGGTTCTCGAGCGCCTTCTCGGTCGAGGCCGAGATCTTGATGTCGCCCCGAGTACCAGACGCGCTCCCTTTAGGGTTCCGCGCCGAACCGGTTCGCTGATCAGCTTTAGGCGCCGGCGTCTTCGGATCATCTTCTGCGAGGCGGCGGCGCAATTTACGCTTGAAGGTCATCCGCCACCTCCCACTGGGTCTGCGTAGCCGCTGACGACCAGCAGTTGCGCAGTAGAAACGGCGCGATTGAGCGCCTCACTCAGCCGGACATGGCTCTCCTGCTTCCATCCCTCTGTGGTCGCATATGGGGCAAATGAGACCACCCATTGATGGGTGGTCCCGCGCTCTGGGCTATACGTCTCCAGACGGTTGATCGCCACCCGCTGGTCGCATAGCGCCAACAGCACCTCGAATGAGCTACCGATCTTCATTTATTCGCCTCTTTGAGGGGAGGGTAAACCTCCGTCGCCGGCCTGCTCCCGTCAACAAATGACGGGCGGAGCCTGCGATAACGCTCGGAGAGAGCGGCTGCTCCTCCGCCGAGTCCTCCGGCGACGCGGTCGTAATAGGTCCGCGCCGCTTGTTCGGGGAGCTCCCCGGCGCCGATACGCTCGCGGATAGCGCGCTCTAGATCATCCTCGGGAGTGAGGAGCCCGAACTGAACCAGCGGAGCGAGAGCGTTTAGGCTCTCGGCGAGCTCGTCAGCGTCGAGCCCGGAATGGACGAGCCGCGGGAGCTGTGATGGGTTGCACTCGCCATAATTCCACTTGATGAGGCGTCCGATAGTCCCGCCTCCGCGTCGGTCCTCGCCGCTCACCGCGCCGGCGACCATATCGCAAAGGTTGAGCGCGCTCCTCCGGAAGACCGAGAGGTGAACCTCACCGACGCTCCTCGAGCCCGTATCGGTGACGCCGAGATGCATAAACGACGCGAGGAAGGCCAAGCTGATCTGATGATCACACTGAGCGATAGTCGCGAGCGCGTGACTTGAATCGAGCTTCTGCTCGCCGAAGGTGTCGAACGAGACGACCGGGTTGTCGACGAGGTACGATTGCTCCTGCGCGATGTAGGCTTGTGCCTGGGCGGCCGCGCGGTCGATCATCTCGTCGATGTCGGTATCGGTGAGGCCGGCGGCCTCCGCAGCGGAGCGATCCACCTTTACTCGAGGAGTCGCGACAGCCCATCGCTCCATCCCGACACCGAGGAGGTTCGCGGTCCTCTGCTTAAATCGCCACCACCACCACGCAGGACGAAGAAGCCCTCGGCCCTCGAAGTTCGAGCCGGTCCGGTTGAGCGTGAGGAGGAGGAGCTTGGAGGCGGGGATAGGCTCCGGCGGGAGGGTGTTCCCGCGGAGCTGCTGGATCACCGCGTCGAGGTTTTGCCCGTCGGCTGACTCCCAGCGGAGGTGAGCCGAGGGCTCGCGGTCGGCGTAGCGGTCGAGCCAGACACGCGGAACGCCGCGCTCGTCGTGAGCGATGCGGTAGACCTCCTCGGCGTAGCGGTAGCCGATGGGCGCGAACTCCCAGAGATACTGAAGCTGGTCCTCCCAAGATGTCGTCATCATCCCCGGATAGCCGTCGGTGCCCCAGCACTCGTTCGCGAATCGAGCGAGCTCCTTCGAGTGCTCGTCGGTTTCGTCGCCTGGTATCCAGCGCCACGACGCTTCAAGCAAAGTCTGCTTGAGGACACGCCACGACGCCGCGACAGTCGGATCCGTCGCGAGCATCTCCTCGGCCTCTTGGATCCAGTTCTGCCCGGTGATGCGGAGATTTTGCTCTTTGCCGACGATCTGGCCGCCCGATAGGTATGTCCCCGTGATACCGCGTTGACCGAGCGGCGGCACGACGGGAGCGCCGCGGTAGGGTAGATCGCGCGCTCGGGTGTATCCTGTACGGTACGACATAGGAGAGCCTCCACTTTGTTCAGTACCATACACCTCTTCAGTATAAAGATAAAATCATGAGTGACCCGAAGTTGAACCCGCTACAGCGAGACCTTCTCCGCGCGCTCGCGACTGAACAGACATTCATCGCGGTCCGCGCCGGTTGGGGATCCGGTAAGACATCGGCGCTAGTCTTCGCGATTCTCGCGATGAGTCACGCGCGACCGGGGAGCTCTTCGCTCCTGATCACCGACACCTCGCCGCGCTACAGGACCGTGTTAGCTCCCGAGATCGAGAAATGGCTCTCGCCGCTTGGTTGGGAGTGGAATCAGCTCAAGGGGACGTGGACCGACCCGCAGACCTCCTCCGTCGTTTGGTGTCGCGCGTACTTCAGGCCGGGGACACGCGACTCCTCGCATAACCCGCTCGAGGGGATTAACGTCTCCGGCGCCGCCTTCATCGATGAATCGCAGACGATGACGGAGGAGGTGGCCCAAAAGGCGCTCGGTCGGTTGAGGTCGGGACCGTCGCCGATCTTGGTGATGGTCGGCCTTCCGGTCTCCGATGCTTGGTGGGTCCGGATGGCAGAAGATAACGGATGCCCGGCGATCTTCCATACGAGCTATGCGAACCGCGCGAATCTCTCGGAGGCATGGTTCCGCGCAACCGAGGCCCTCCCACCAGCGGAGCGCGAGGCGATGATCATGAACAAGCCGACGCCTCCGACCGGGTCGGTTTATTCGGAGTGGTCGGAGGAGAACATCGTCGACGGGTGGAAGTACCGCGAGGACATGGAGGCCCGGATAGCTATCGACTGGGGCTTCCGGAAGCCCTCGGTCCTCATCATCGCCCACGACCCCGAGCTCGGCGCCGACATCATCTGCGCGGAGATCAACCCGCAAGAGGTGACGCTCGAGGAGCTCGCTCGGCTCATCCTCGCTGTCGCTTGGCCTCGGAGCCATCGAGCAATCGCACCTGGAGCGCGGATCTGGTTGGACGCCGGCGCCGGAGATAAGGCGGGGAGCGCGAGGAATGATCAGACCGCGATGAGTAGCTTCAAGGTCCTCGGGCTCGACCCGCCGAAGGGGATCGGCCTCCGGCTCCGTCACACGACGAGCCCGGTGAGAACTGACATCGTCAACGGAGTCCAGCGCCTCAAACGGGCGATATGGCAGAGACGCTATAGGATGACCCGCGAGGTTTGGGAGGCTGGACGGAGAGCAACCGGGAACTCTCTCCGGAAGGCGCTCGAAAGCTACCGATGGGACCAGAAGAAAGAGCAGCCGGTAAAGGACGGACGAGAAGACCCGCTCGATGCACTCCGCTACGACTGCATCATCTGGCGATGGGGAGACGACGCGGCCCTCGAACGCCGACGGAGATCATCGACGCCGACGCGAGGTCGGCAGAGTAAACCTTGGGAGCAAAGGGGCCTCTTCTAGTCGCCCTTCATGACATCATCAAAGCTCCGCGGCGCCGGAGTGATCGCCGGCGGAGCGACCGGCCTCGGTTGGCTCGGCGGCGGCGTCTCTAGGCGCAGATCCTTTTTCTCCGGGATCCACTCCGCGAACTCTGCGGGGAGCTCGCGATGATGGGAGATGTCGGCGAGCTCGCCGAGCTTCCGGTCCCCGGCGAGGAGGGAGAGGCGCTCGATGACCAGAGCTTGAAGGCCCTCGAGCTGTTTCCGCAAAACGTCCTTATCGATCTGCGCGTCGCGGAGCCGAGCGATGAGCGTCGAGCGGTCATCGTTCAAGCTCTCCAGTTCCTTCCGAAGCTGGGCGACGTCATCGGGGTCGCGGCCGACAAAGATGCTGATGGCCATACTCATCGAGCCGACGATCATCCCGATGATGCTGACGATGATGTCCTTATTCTTCTCGGGGATCTGGCGCTGCGCGAGGAACGACAAGATCAACAGGACCATCAAGAGAAAGAGCAAGCTCGCGACCCACGAGCGGATAGATTTACTGCTCATAGCTACCTCCTATCGGAGGCCAGCTTACCGATACGCGAGGAGAGCGGTTAGGCCAAGATAGCCCCGGACACGTCCGTCGGAGTCGCGGAGGACCGGGCCGGGAGCGACGACATCGACGCGCCTGGCCAGATGGAAGATCATCGTCGGGACGATCTGGAGGACCCCCGGCTCCGGCTTCAAGAGCCCGATGATCTGCCCGCGGATGACGCGCCTCATCGGCATCCCGTTGAGGTTCGGGAGCTCCGTCGACTCCTCCTCGATATAGGCGATGTGCCCGGAGGGGAGGACCTCTTCGAGGAGGTTCCCGTCGGCGTCGAAGAGGGAGACCGGGTCCGGCGTGAGGTTAATCAGACGCACGGGAGATCTCTCTAATGCGGACCCAAGTCCAGCGGAAGTCGCCGAGCGATTTCGGCTCAATCCCTCGCGGATGAGGGGCCATGACGAGCAGCTCGTCCCCCTCTTGCAACCAGACGGGATCGCGCTCCCGAGCATGAAGAGGAGCGAGCGAGCGGGAGAGCTCCGCGATTTTCGAGCTCGGGTCGATCAGGTTTGAGACCTGGTCGCGATGTGCCCACCTCGCCGCCTCGAGGAAGGAGAAGTTCTTGACCTCAAGGAGCGCCTCCGGCGGAAGGCGATAGGTCGGGAACTTGCGGAAGATGTAGCGACTCACGAGTCCTCCCCGTCGTCTTCGAGGCGCCCGGCGAAGTCAACAGTGACCAGAATGAATCGACAATAATCCCATTCGGGGCGCTGGTTGCGTTGGGGCGGAAACATGATTAAGAGCTCGTCCTCCTCAAATAGCGTCACGCTTCGATTGAGCGGAGGGAGCCCCGTCGCCCACTGGGCGATGCTCGCCGAGAGCTCATGCCTCGGCTTAACGATATTGGCGACCCGGTCCTCTCGGAGCCACTCCCACGCCTCGCGGGGACTCATCGGAGAGAACTCGATCCCTCCCTCGGTGTCGGGGAAGAAGTTGAAGCTGAAGTTGCTCGAGAGGTACCTCATCGCGCGCGCGCCTTCAGATCGTCGGCGAGGCGCTGGTAGGCGCCGGCGAGGCGCTCATAGGCCGCGATGCGCTCGCGCAACCATTCCTGATGCTGCCCCTCGACGTCGAAGGGCTCATAGCCCTCGCCGAAGTGGAAGGCGCCGACAGAGGTGATTCGCAGAGGCGGGGGAGCTCCGCGCGCGACCTCCCGAGCGTCGACGAGGTATTGAGTCAGTTGAGCGACCGCGACCTCCGCCCATGGCTCTTGTCCTTTAAGGATCTGCTCTGCGACATCGACGAGGAGCTCGAGGCACGCGACGACGTCGCTCGCTTGCTGCTTCGCTTCGCTCACTGCTCCTCCTTACAATCGCTCAGCGCCTCTCTCAGCTTGTCGCGAAACTGCTTCTGAGCTCGGAGCGTGGCGGCGGCGAAGGCAGGATCAGTCCGGCGCCACAGACTGATAGCAGAATAAGAGACCCCAGCAATTTTGGCCGCGCCCGCAAGCGATAGGCCGAATTCAAGCGAAGTAAGGACAAGCCGCTCTCGCTCGGGTGAGCGCTTATACGGCTTACGCTTTTGCGTCATTTCATCCCTCCATAGCGCGATTGCTGCTGGGCCTCGCTCACTGCTCCTCCTCGCAATCGCTCAGCGCCTCGCGCTGCTTAGCATGGAGCCTCTCTCTCGCTTGGAGAACTGCGGCGGCGAAGACAGGATCAGCCCGGCGCCACTTGTCAATAGCTGCCGTCGAAACTCCTGCGAGCTTGGCCGCGGCGCTAAACGTCGCGCCCCACTCGAGCGCGGTAAGGATGGTCTGCTCACGCTCTGGGGATCGCTTGTTGGGCGTTGGTCGTCGGCTCATGATTTACCTTGAGGTCGCCCGAGGAACTCGACGGTCCGCGCGACGATCTTCCAGAGCGTCTGCTTCACGCCGTCCTTTTCCCATTCGTCACTCCGGAGCTGCCCCTCGACGAGAACTTGTTGCCCCGAGACGAGGTGTCGCGCGCAATTCTCCCCAAGCGCCCCCCACGCCTCGACCGTGTGCCACTGCGTCCGCTCTCTCTCGCCGTAGCCCTCCCGGGTCGCGACGCGCAGAGAGGTGACGGTTGAGGCGCCCGCCTGGCGTGTGGTCGGCGCGGCGCCGAGACGCCCGCAGATGATGATCTTGTTCATGTGTTATCCCTTCAATAGAGCCACGCCCCGAAGGGCGTGGAAACATCAGCGAGTCCAGACAGACCTCGCGATCTACAGCCCCCTTCAATAGAGCCACGCCCCGCAGGACGTGGAAACTGGCCTTGTGGAGCTACGCCGCTGTTAGGCGATTTCGCCTTCAATAGAGCCACGCCCCGCAGGACGTGGAAACAGCTCTTCATTTTCTCCTCCGGTGACTCTTGCATGAGTCTAAACAACCCCCCCCCGGCGCCCGCTATCAGGAGCCCTGATAAGCCGGGGGGAGAGAGAAGGGACTACCCTTCAATCCTCCGGCGGCGTATCATATTCCGGAGGAGGAGGAGGAGGCGGCTCCGTCGTCCTCTCCTCGCGGCGCTTGAGGTCCTCGAGCGCGGCGATGACGCGGTCGAGGTACTCCGCGGAGCTCCAGAGACGGAGGCCCTCCTCGAGCGCGCGGAGCTCCCGGCGAGCCCGCGCGAGCTTGGCGGAGTGGTCCGGGAGGATGACGGTGGTCACGCCGTTTATCGCGGCGCCGAAGATCTGCTCATCACTCATCGCCGGTCTCCTCATGCTCCTCGCGGAGCTGGGCGAGCATCGAGGCGACCATCGCGGCGCCGTCGGGTCGGTCGTTCGTGGAGACCTCGACGGAGCGCTTCTCGCTCC